ATTCGAGTAATAACTCTTCAACATATTTTTTTGGTTTTCTGCACTCTCGTTTGGCTGGTATCCTGTAATTGTTCCGTTCTCGTCTTTTATTTCTATCATTGCGCTTGGTTGAGTGAAGAACTTCCAGTTGTCTGGAGCAACCAGCATCCTTGCCTCTTCTGCCGAGATGTGATCTGGAACTGGTACCTCTCCTGACATGATAGGCCACCAATGGTCTTCCTCCGGTGCGTTAGTATCTGCAATCACGCCCGTCCAAGTCGGGCCACCCTCACGCATAGACGGGAAACGTCCAACGCGCATTGTACAGGCATCAATAATAGACTTGGGTATCTCCCTAGCCTCGTTAATCCAGATGCCAGTCAATTCAAGAGAAAGCAGCTTCTTCACATCTTCCGGTCTATCCAGAGCAAGAAAGATAACTTCCAGATCTAAGTCACCCTGCTTGATGTGATGCGTATAGGGAACAGACCACTGGAACTTGCCCCATGTATCTTCAGGAAACCAGTCCAGCCATGTCTTGATTGTAGTAGTTCTAAGTTGCGGGTTGGTATTACGAATGATTGCCCAGCGCGATCTGCGTACACCTTCCTCATTCTTTTCTTGCTCTAAGGCTCTACGGAATACCTCCACACAGCAACCAACAGATTTGCCGGAGCCTACAGGCCCACGCAAACCTCTAAAGAAGGTGCTATCCTTCATAAAGGTTTTAAGCGTGTCACCATCTGGTTTATACTTAAAGGTCGTCAATTTTCATATCCTTGCCGACTTTCATCAGTTTTTCTACAACCTCCGGCGCGATAATGGATATGAGTTTATCAGCTTCGTAATCAGTACAAAATTCTTTGGGGTGATGCTTGAGATGCACCTTCTTTACAATCGTTCTAAGTATTCTGCGTTCTTCTTCATTTATTGTATGCAAGAACATTAGGATCTGTACCTCGCTGTCTTTTTCGCAATTCGTTTCGGTTGTTTAGAAAATTGTTTACCTCTTCGAGTCGCTCTGCGTTTAGCAGACGTAGTGGCGGCGTATTCACGGGACGATAGAGCTTTAATCGCTTTTTCAGGTAAATAACGTTCACCCGTTGCCCTTGGCCCCTGAGTAGAAGGTTTGCCACTTTTGGTGCGCCACTTCTGTTTGCCCCATTGAAGTAAGCTTCTCTGTGATTTTTTGAGTGCCATAGGTTACGCCTCTTCAACTAGTGTACCCGCCACCACGTTTCTTGTACTCTCTAGCAAGCATCTGAGCCTTCCGAGCAGACCACTGCCCCGGCGCACCACCCTTGCCACCAGCCTTAATGCGATTAAATATACGCTTCCGCATTGCTGGCTTCGTGTAATTCCCTGCCGCATTGACAGCCATTATGCTTTCCTCTTCATAGAAGCCAAAGCACGTTGCCTGGATTTCTTGGGCAACTCTTTCAGATGGAATAACTTCTCACTAGATTTAGTGTGGCTTGCACCAGTATGCACCTCGCCACCCTCCATCTTGTGAGTCTTGCCTTTAAACAAAGAGCCATCCTTCTTAAAGTGAGGTACGCCCTTCATCAGTAAGATCCCCGCTTGTAGGATCCCTTACCCTTCTTGGGCTTTACTTTGCGCTGCTTGTATTTCTTATCAAGCAGTGACTTTGCCATAGGATTCTTCATTTTGTCAGCACTTTAAATAAACTTGTTGACCCATATCGCGTGTCAGGATTTTTCTTGATTTGATTATGTACGCGAACTAACTCTCCGACCATAACACCTGCACCAAACAAACCTGCGCCTCTAGCAACAGTTTTTAACAAACCAGATGTAGCATATGTTTTTTTCGCAGTATCTTGAATAAGATTCTTTACTTCAGGTGCTTTGTAATCACTTGCCGCTTTGTTTGCCAAAGATCTAACTTGTTTAATGTCAGATTTGTTTAACTTTTTAATATCAGCCGCCCTGTTGGTTAAAGTTTTCAAAGCACGTTTTCTGGCATTTGCTCTCATCTCTGCGCGATTTTTAGAGCCAATCCTTTCGGCTTTGCGTTCTTGCCTTTTAAGCCTTTTGGGTTCTTTTTCTCGATCCCTATAAAACGATTTATCTTCATCTATTACTGGCCTATTCGCAAACTCCCCCTTTGCTCCACGACCTCGTTCTAGTCTGTTTTTTTCTCTAACTGTAAGATCTCTACCAAGACGCAATTCTTCTGAAAATATTTCTTGATCTTTTTTACTCATAACAAACTCACCACTTCACCTTGTTTGCCCAATAAGCCGCAGACAATCTGCCTCTGGCTATGTTTCTACGATGACGCGCCTTAAAACTAGCACGTTTCTTTTTCATCGCCTCGCTCTCACCTTCCTTTGGTTTGCCAGCAGTCTTAGCCCCTTGCTCACCAAAACGAATGGTTTTGATCTTATCACCTACCTTTGCCACCACAACATGTGATTTAGTTGGATGGTTCGGTGTGCGCTTAACTTGATTGTAACGCCTCAGTCCTAAACGTACAAGGCGGGGGTCTTTAGACATTGCCCATAACTCCAGCAATAGCCTCTTCCATCATATCCATGCGTTCATCACTCAGGATAGCGTTTGGAAGCGAAGGACGCGCCTCAGAAAAATTAAAGGGTAGATCGGGTATATTTCCAACCCTTCTGTCTTCAGCAGGAATCTTAATAAAGATATTCAGCAAATCCCCGCGATCCTCTTCAGGCAACATCTCAAACTTATCAAATATCTCATACCCTCCATCACCAGACATCCGACCAGCCATGTTCAGCATCACATCCGGCATTGCCTCCGGGTTTGGCATCACATCTTGGAGTTCAACAAAAGGCTCAGAGCCTTCAGAAGAAAAATATTTTTTTAAACTATCTCTTGCAAGAGCAACAAACTCAAGAGGAACTTCCTGCTCTGTGAGAGATCCAGTCTGGAAGAATACATCATCAACGGCATTGTAAGCCGCGTCAGCCATCTTTTGATTGTAAAGATCTTTGTTCATGCTCGGAGTATAAGTTTTTTTTCGAGCCTTGAGAAGAAAAAATGTTTGTATGGGATGTGGGCGACTATAGACAACGCAACTTTTCCCCCCTACCCCCTCTAACCAAGGTCGATGTCTACTCGGATATCGCCAGCATGCAAATGCATATGCTTATCTGGTGCCTTGAAACCAGCCCGGTCTAACAAATCCTTACTAGCCTCAAGCTGGACGTACTCACTCTTCGCAGTGCTGGCTAGCTTTGTCACAGTGGACAGGGCGAGGGTAGCCCTAACCCCAAGTTGTTCTCTAATCTTCTCTACCATATACGCCTGCACATGCGGCAAGGCTAACGCCTTGCTTGCACTCACTCTTCCGCTCTCACCCTCGGCGTATCCCACTGCGTGTGCCGCATCCTTGATCGTTCCACCATTTGCTACGAGGTGTTCCACGAGTGACTGCTGTTTGCGTGTGAGCTTACGTTCACTTTTTACTACATTCATTACTCAACATAATCCTCAGTTGTGCCAGTTCATGCTCTGCTGGTTGCATGCCTTCCGGAGTTTAAGAGGGTTCGTCAAGATAAATCAAGCTGCAATTATGCAACACCCCTTGCATTTGTGCATGTTTGTTTGTGCTTAGTATTAGGTCGCAGTCCTCCTTAGTCGCGGTAAGGGGTCATTCCCAACCGACTTGCCCTAACGTACACACTGTCGCCTGATTGCATACCCCCGGTCCGCACCACTCGGGCTTCGCCCGACCGTGTTGGGGGTCGCGGCTTCGCCGCTATGCAATCATTCTCCAGCGTGTAATGTTGGGCGCGTTAGGTTGGGATGTCCCCAACCACTTCTAAAGGAGAACTACTATGTCTAATACTAAAACACAAACTCAGCATGACAACTACGTCAACGGGGTGATTGCATACTGCACCATGGCCTCTGACTCACATGCCTCTCAAACTCAACGGGCGCGCAACACAGCATACGCTCACGATAACTATTGCGGTTATCTAGTGAAACAAATCGCTGACTTGCAAGCAGAGATTGAGAGTCTCGACGCTGAGTCATCGAAGGTAACAGAGAGCATCAACAAGATGAAGAAAGAACAATACTTGCAAGACAAGCTAGCTGACTACCAAGTCAACTTCGCAATCATGCAAGCCGCCATTGAAGTCCATGAGGCCTTCAAGAACGACTACCAACAGTCGTACCAGATTCAACACAAACCCTTCGAGGGTTAGTATAACTGGAGCGAGGTATCACAGCCTCGCTCCTTACTATCTTTTTAACATACCCTGTTGACAACATACACAGGGTGTGGATAATGATTACTGAGAAGGAGAACTCAACATGAAAAACTTAGCTTTAGATATTCTTGCGGTGGTTTCGCTGACGCTTGTGTTAGCTGAAATCTATTTCTTTGTTTGGTTGTTTGGGGGTTGAAATGAAAACCGATTGCACAAACCACCAAGTAAAAACTCTGGTCTATCGTTTCAATGATTTAATGATGGGCTTGAAAGATCAAAACGATTTGGAAATCAAACACGCCGCAATGGGTTTGAAAGATATGCAAACTCAAACTGGAGTCTATGTGTTTCCACAATCTGAGTTAGAGAACTTCATTGTCAACAGAGGAGATATCAATGACTAAACAAAAAGGAGCGATGGTTCTGGTAAAGATGGCTTGCGAGATTGAGTTGTCCCCAGCACAGATGACAGAGATAGAAGACGGGGCAAAACTGATTGATGTGGTTGAGCCAAGTCATATCAAAATGGAACCCATGTGGGTCGATGATTTTGAAGTCTTAGAATACATTTAAGTAATCTTTCCACATTTCCCCCTCTAAGGG